GAAGCTGATGCACTATGACAGCGTTGAAGCAATGTATCACGATGAGCGCGGTGCCGGCGGATACACAGGCGGCGGTGATCCGGACGAGCAGCTCCCGTTTTGATGAATTGATCGTAAAGACTCAAGCCGCCTTCGGGCGGCTTTACAACTGCTTTTATATTGCAGTAATATACACAATATATAAAGTGTATATTTGTGTAGTAATGGTATTGATATATCCTCCGTTTAGAGGTAATATGTACACACCGAAAGGGACAATAAAGAAAAAAACGGAGGAAACAAAAATGACAGTAAAGGATTTTATCAAGACTTTTGGAGAAGTAAGCATCATTGCGATACGCACAGATTGGAGCAACGAATTGTACTACGGACACGGCTACGGTGTTCCGAAAGAGTACGAAACGGCAACAATAAAAAACCTGTGCGGGGCAACACCGACAAACTTGTTCATTTAAAACTTGAAGGGCTGCAAAGCAGCCCGGCTGAAGCCGCCCTCGGGCGGCTTTTCAGATGCTTAAATGCGGCTGTAATATACACAATATATTAAGTGTACATTTGTGTAGTAATGGTATTGATAAATACTCCGTTCAGAGGTAATATGTACACACCGAAAGGGAAAATAAATAAAAAACGGAGGACACAAAAATGGAGATCAAAAACATTAACGAGAAACAGGGATTAGAGCAGCTTTACAATCAAGATGCGCTCACAATCGAGGGTTTGGCACCTGAAAGCATACCGGATTTTGTTGATTGGTTCACAGTAAACGGCGGCGAGTATACGGGCGTGTATCAATTCAACGGCAGGCTGATGAATGCCGTGTACGGACTTACAGGCACAAACGCATATCCTGACGACCTGAATTTTGCCGCAATTACATACAGTAAAATAACCACCAAGATTATTCTTGGAAGATTTGAATTTGGCGGACGGTGGTTCAGCGATATCGTAGACAACAATGCCCGACGCGAGAATGGAGCGAATTAAAAGGACACAGCCGCAAGAGCCGCCTTCGGGCGGCTTTTCCGGTGCCGGAATACGGCCGTAATGTACACAATAAAAAGAGTGTATATTTGTGTAGTAATGGTATTGATAAATACTCCGTTTAGAGGTAATATGGACACACAATAAAGAAAACGGAGGGACAGAAAATGTCAAAGGCAATAACAAAAGACGCAATAAGAAGGCTTCAGAAGGACGGCGAGTTCCACTTTAACGGGCTGAGCAGAGCAGAAAGCAAGACAGCGGCCGCGGAGCTTGCAAAGGCGGCAATGAATGATGACCGCAGTAACGGAATAGAGAGCTGCTTCGGCGTAGGGCGGGACGCCTTCGGTTATTACTTCGCAGCGCAAATAAACGGGTAAGGAGGCGGGTGGATATGAATGACAGAATACAGCTTGAAACAGTCGCTGAAAACTACTATGATATAGTCGCCGGACAGGACCGTGTGAAGGAATACCTGAAAACAGTCGGGTATTCAAAAACATTTAAGACCGATAACGGCTCAATAACTGACGAAGATATTGAGCGGTTAAGTGTATATGTAGACGGCGAGATATTTCTCGACTTTAACGAATACCGTGATCTGATCCTTATACGGCACGACGAGGACAGAGCATATACACAGACCGAGCTTGAGGAGATATTGGAGCATGAGCTTCAGGACTTGGGCATATAAATGTATGCGAGGCGAGCCGCCGAAGGGCGGCTTTCACTCTGCCGTAATATGACCAATAACAAAGATGTATATTTGTCTACTAATGATATTGATATAATTCAGGCTTTATTGTAATATGGACACACAATAAAGAAACGGAGGATTTGAAATGAAACTGAATTTAAAAGCATTGTATGAGGTGTTCGGCAAAGAATTAACGCATACCGAAATAACGGTATTTGCCGATGGGGAATATGCACTCACCAACGAGTACGGAGAAGTCGGATATATAAACTCACCAGAGAATACCGACAATGAGGATTTGGATTATAGGGAAGAGAACGGCAATTTCATATATATCAACGGTGATACGGAATTTACCTTAACAAAGAGGGAAAACGATATTGCTGCAAAAGACAAACAGATATAACGAATCACAAGCCTCATAAAGCCGCCGCACGGCGGCTTTTTAGGTACGCGAGTAATTGAAGGGTGGTGATACAAAGTGGCACAGAGGGGCAGGAAGCCCAAGCCTACGGCATTAAAAGAGCTTGAGGGCAATCCCGGCAAGCGGCAGCTCAATATAAACGAGCCAAAGCCTTTAGCAAAGGCTCCGAGCTGTCCCAAGTGGCTGGATCCCGAAGCAAAGAAGGAGTGGAAACGGCTGTCCAAAAAGATGGAGCAGATCGGGATACTGACCGAGATAGACATGGCAGCGTTCGCCGGGTATTGCCAAGCATATGCGCGATGGAAGGCGGCGGAGGAATTCATATCAAAGCACGGCTCGATCGTAAAGACACCGAGCGGGTATTGGCAGCAGGTGCCGCAGGTATCTATCGCGCAGCAGTACATGAAAGCAATGCAGAAATTTGCGGAGCAGTTCGGTCTGACACCGGCGGCGCGTTCAAGGATCGTTGCGGATAACACTAAGACCGAATACATAGATGATATGGATAAACTGCTCGGAGGGATGTAATGACAGAAACAAGACCTACAGAATACCCCAAGCTTGAAAATTATACACCGTCACCGTTCATGCTTACGACCTCGCATTATGACGTGGCGAGGGCGGATCGGGCGGTGATGTTCATAGAAAATCTGCGTCATACCAAAGGCAAATGGGCAGGCAAACGGTTCTGGCTCCTGCCGTGGCAGGAGCAGATAATACGGGACATATTCGGTATCATAAAAGAGGATGGAACACGACAGTTTCACACAGCATATGTCGAAATAGGCAAGAAAAACGGAAAAAGTGAGCTTGCGGCAGCGGTCGCATTGTATATGCTGTATGCCGACGGCGAGCCTTCGGCGGAGGTCTACGGCGCGGCAGCGGACAGGCAGCAGGCGTCTATCGTTTTTGATGTTGCAAACCAGATGGTACAGATGTCACCGGCACTTCTGAAACGGTCAAAAATAATGGCGGCAACAAAGCGTGTCGTCAACTATTCCAATGCCGGATTTTATCAGGTGCTGTCGGCAGAGGTCGGCACGAAGCATGGCTTGAATGTATCGGGACTTGTATTTGACGAGCTCCACGCTCAGCCAAACCGCAAGCTGTATGATGTTCTTACCAAAGGCTCCGGTGACGCAAGAGAGCAGCCACTGTTCTTTATCATAACTACAGCCGGAACGGACAGGAACTCTATATGCTATGAGATGCATACAAAGTCAATGGATATCCTGTCGGGCAGAAAAATCGATCCGACATTCTATCCTGTAGTATACGGACTTGAATTAGAGGATGACTGGCATGATGAGAAGAATTGGTACAAGGCAAACCCGTCACTGGGATACACAATAAAGATCGACCGCGTAAGAGAAGCGTATCAGGAAGCTCTGCAGAACCCTGCAGAGGAGAATGTATTCCGGCAGCTAAGGCTAAATACATGGGTGAACAGCTCAGTCGCATGGATACCGGAGCATATATACGACAAAGGAAATACAGCGATAGATGAGCGGAAGCTCCTCGGTCGTGAATGCTACGGCGGACTTGACCTTTCATCCACATCCGATATAACGGCATTTGTGCTCGTGTTCCCGCCGGAACACGACGGTGATCCGTATTATATCTTAGCATATTTCTGGCTGCCGGAGGACACGCTTGATCTTAGAGTGCGCCGCGACCATGTTCCGTATGATGTATGGCACAGACAGGGATATATAAATGTGACCGAGGGCAATGTTATACACTATGATTTTATCGAGAAAACAATAATCAACCTCGGTAAGAAATTCAATATCAAAGAGATCGGAGTTGACCGGTGGAACGCAACGCAGATGATACAGAACCTTGAAGCGGAAGGCTTCACGATGGTCCCGATCGGGCAAGGTATGAAGGATATGTCACCGCCGACTAAGGAGTTTTATAAGCTCCTGCTCGAAGGCAAAATAGCTCACGGCGGCAATCCCGTCCTGCGCTGGATGGCGGGAAATGTAGTGGTTGAGACGGATGCGGCTGAGAACATAAAGCCGACAAAGGCAAAATCAACAGAGAAGATAGACGGCATCGTGGCAACGATCATGGCGCTCGACAGATGTGTGCGAAATCAGAATGCGGCTAAGGCAAGCGTATATGA